CCATCAGAACCAGATAACAATTTACAGAATACATCTACTGAAGTACCTAAAGGTTTATTTGCAGTTAAAAATACACGTAAATCACCTGCATCAAATCCTGGTGCCAATTGAATTTGTCTTGTAATATATCTTGCGAGACATGGACCACCACTTGAATCATATTCCGTATTTAATACTACACTACCACCAGAACCAGCTGCGGCAACAGCAGGATAGTTTGTATTTGCACCGATAGTTATAGTATAGTCATCAATGTAACCAGAACCAACAGCAGAAACATACACACTAAGAATATTGCCACTTGCATCACATGAAAGATTACCACTAAAACCTGTACCAGTATTACTGCTAATAACGATAACATTAGAATTTCCATAACCAGTTCCTGAAGCAACAATTGTAAAATCTTCTGAGTTTACTTCTGCATCATCAACATAATTTTCCCAGATATTTAGAAATGCTTTTTCTACTGATACTACTGGAGAAACTGCTTCATCTGTTGTTGACAATTCTGTTTTAATAGTAAAGTCACCTTTATACCCTAATGTTTTTCTTCTATAACCAACTGCATATAAATCATCAGCTTCAAAAGTTATAATTGATTGTGGCACAATTGGACGATAATTTGTTTCCATTGAACCTGCAATTGTATTTGCTTTCATTGAATAATTAACTGAAGTACCAGTAGGAACAATAGATGTTTCTAACAATCTAACTTTATCAACATTGTAAATTACACCTTGTTCTTCACTTTGCATAACAATCTGTGCCGGTGAAGTTGAGAATGAACAACGATTCAATCTAAACATCAAATCTTCATTAATATATGGTACATATTCCATAGCATTTTGTGAACGATACAATGTTCCAACATATGGATTAATACCAATATATTGATTACTTGTTGATACTTGACCTTTTTCTGCTTCCCATAAAATGTAATCTGGTGAATCAGTTAATACAACAACTGCATACAATCCAGGTTTCAAGAATATAGGAGTATAGAATTCAAAATTGGTAAGTGTTGAAGAAGTGTCTACTGAAGGATTTTCTGAAATATTAACTTGATTTGGTACTTTAGTTACAACTGATTCTGGATACCAAAAATCAGATGATGGTGTTCCATTTACAGTTGGGCGAATTTGAATCCATACAGGCAATTCAGCATCTTTTGCTTTGAAGAATAAATCTACACTATTCAAGAAAATACCATATGGATATCTTGCAGGATCAATATAGAAAGTTTGTGCTAATGGATCGTGATTGTAAGTATATAATTGTTCTCTGCCAGCGGATCTAGATGATAATAATCTATCAGATGTGTTTGTTCCAACAATCTTAGAATCAACATCAGAATTATATACAGTATCAATTAATTCTGTTTTACTTACACTTATTCCTGATGCAACATATACTTTATCTGCATATGATATTGAATCGCCATCATATGTATTATTAAATGATTCTGTTACACGTAAATTTCTTTGTCCAGACCTAAATGTTGCAGATGGAATATAGAACGCACCACCTGCTTGGCCATATTTGTTTGTTTTATTAGTACCAATACTATATACAACAGAACCTTGTGTTGTTGGTGTAGCACTTAGTGTTGCCGTTCTTGTAGAACCAACATAAGAACTAATTGTAAATTGTTCACCAATACCAGCTTCAGATGTAGATGTATGAACAATTGATACTGTATTTCCATTGTAGAAGTCATTAGTTGCAGATGCATTTCCATCTAACACAATAGTTGCACTTGATACAGTGCCTACACCAGACCTATGATCATTCACTGAAGATATTGTTAATGTTACACCACTATCTAAACCATAAACATATTTACCCGCAAGTGATAATCCTGTTTGGTTAATAATAGAAACATTAGCACTACCAGTCTCACTAACAGCGATATCACCTAATTTATATGATGATCCACCACTTAACAATGATACTAGATTTGCTACTAAATCTGCAGTTGAACTAGCAATCAACACTGGTTCTCCAGCAATCAATGTTGTATTGGCATTCATTGTAACTTTATTAGGTACAACAACATATTTGTTTACATCAACATCATCAAAGAATGTATATACAGTTGTTGATGGACGTAAACCATTTGTTGTAAATAATATTTGTTTTGACTTCATGTATGGTTGAATTGCTAAATCAGTTACAAATTCACCAACACTTTGTTGTGATGTAGATGTTGTTATTTGTTTTTGATTTAATTCAGCACCAGCAGTTAAATAAGTATTATCATTGTATGCCTGATAAACACCCCATACACCACCTTGAGTATTTTTACCTTGTCTAGGATCCCAATATGTACCGTGTCCAAAACCACCAGTACCTAAGTATTCGTAAACTTTACCAGCATCTTCGGTTCTAGTCTGATACCATTTTGAATCGGCAATTTGTGCAAATGGACTATCTTTATCATCTGCCCATTGTTTGTTACTATCTGCAATATATTTAAATGCATCATTAACAAAATTAAATGCGTTATCTAAACCTTGATTTGAATTTAATACTACTCTTGCAGTTGTTTCAGAATCTACATCACCAGTAAATTCTGGGAACAAACGCATTGTTCCTTTAAATGTTGCATATAAAGCACCAGCAACTGGTGATGATTTTGTTGCATATGGTTGTTGTGCAAGAACAGATGTTGTATAATCTAACATCATAATCTTTTGTTCATTTACACCGTATACTTGACCAGTAGATAAAGTAGTATTTGATTTAAGATTAATTGTTCTCATTAATGATGCGGGTTTTAATTCGCCACCATCAATTAAACATCTATTGTCAAATCCAATTTGATTTGGTGGTGCTTTGATAGAATCTGAAGTAAAGTTATCAGTTAAGATACCATACTTGGATCTTTCTAATCCATTTGCATCTGTAATTTTTGTTGCTGATGCATCTTTTTCTAATGAATTTAATGTAACATAATATTCAAGTTGTTTAATACGATTCTCAAATGCACCAATATCTTGCATTGTATATCTGCGATGATTCTGAAAATCAGCACGAACATCTTTTACATTTTCTGTATATGCTGGTATTGCTAATGTATAGATTAACATATCACCAGAATTTACATTTGGTGCAATTGGAGTAATTGATGAAGTACCAGTTAATACTTCAAAATCTCTTGATTGTTTAACCACAACACGATCAATTCTACTTAAGTAATAATCAAAATTACTTGTCAATGATTGATTTGGTAATGGATTAACTGCACCAGATATTGTTGTTGTACCAATACCTCTTGTTGGTCTAAAGTCAAATGCAGACCGTAACGATACTAATTTGTTATCTTCTTTATTATTGAAATAGAAGATTTCATCATATGTAAAATTAGAACCTGCTTTTAAATAAGAATCAACAGTGAACAATCCATCATTTTGTGGAGATGGTGCAGATTGATGACTTAGATATTTGTAAGTAACATAAACTTTACCACGTGGCGCACTATACCCACGTTTTAATGTAATTGTTGCATGGTCATAATGTGTTTTACGTTGACCATTATCAAAATCATAATTACTAGTAACATCATATGTTGAACTTGATAACATTGCAGTTGTTACATTTAATGCAGGACTTCTAGAATCGGTAATTCTAACAATCTCTAATACATCAGGTACTTGTAAACTTACTGCTTTACCTGGTGTTCTTAAATTTGTTAATTCGGTAGTATTGTCAAAGAATGTTGAACCAATAGTAGGAAATACATATCCTGTTCCACTTACTGCAGTCACTCCAGTTGAATTTGCAGAATATAAAATATCAGTACCTTGTGTACCTGCAGTATTTAATTCATATGGAATCTTAGTATGTAGATTTAAACCAGTTGTTGCTGGTATTAATTGTTTACCACGAATTGCACCAGAAGATGCATTTTCTGCATTATTAACTTTTGTATTAATTAACAAATCTACTTTTGCGCCTGCAGTATTTAAATCAATCTCAAAATTTGTTGAACTGATTGCCGTTACAGTAAATAAATTATTTGCTAATCCAAGAACAGAATTTGCAGCAATACCTGATGTGGCATTTGCAGTAGTATCATACCGAACTATACAGATAATGTTATCTCTAATATTTGAATCTGAAATAACACCAACAGAACCACAGAATGAGAATGTATCTGTACCTTCTGCACTAATACTAATTACACCACCAGCATCTGCAGTTTTGTTACCATAAAACTTTTTAGCATAGAAATCCATATTTGTTAATGTAGATGGTTTCATTGCAGGAAATGGTACATCAAATACTAATGATGATCTTTGTGGTTCTGTAATTAATGCAAATCCAGTTGCAGTATCTTTTGAATCACTATTAATACTACCACCAAATGTTTTTGTAGTTCCACTTTTAATTACAAATGATTCTGCATTTTTAAAATCAGAATCAATAGAGAATGTATTTGATGCAGGAACAATTGGCCATGCGGATGACAAATAGATATGTGTTGCATTAGACGATTCAATTAATACTGGAGAAATTGCAGTACCACCCGCATCAGTAACTCTAAAATACATATTTGCATATGCATCGGTACTCCGTGTAGCAGAAAAACTTGCGGGCATATTGATTGATCTTGTATTTGATCCTGATGCTTGAGTTGTACCAGTAATTGATACACCATTAGCAGCAAATGTATGAACGGTAAATGAATGTGTAGAACCAAGTTCCAATGTTGTTGAATCGTTATAATCCATCATATTGGCACGTATTTCACCAATCTTTGTAGAATTATATGCAGCTGTAGTTGTTGTATTTACACTTGTATGTGCAACACAATGCACATCTAATAATGGATAACTTGTAACATCTAATGTACCATATACATTATCCAATACAATATAACTATCATAATTTGTTGAAACATCATAGCCTTCAACATTGGCAACTTCTCTAGCACGACTTAATTCAATGGTTGTTGGTGCAATAGTTTCAAATTCATAACCACCAACGTATGCTTTACCCGGATCAAGAACAATATTAAACATACCATTTGCGGAATCCCCCTCTTCAAGAGAAATAACAAATGGATCTACAGTATAGTTACCTGATTCATCATATGTTCTACGTGCCAACATCTTTTCAATTTCACTATAGATTGGGTAATCAATTTCTTTTGTCTTTACACCATTTACTAAACGAATAACTTCAAAGAATGAAGATACATCTGCAGAATCTAATGATCGTTTTGACAATGAAGTATTAATTACAAATCGTTCTGCACCTGGTGCTTGATAGTTAAATGCACCTTGTGCTGGATCTAATAATGAAGTATCGTCAATTTCATCTACAATAGTTGATTCAAATTCAATACCAATCTTGTATGATGGATAATTAGTGATTGTTGTAGAAGTACCTAGTCTATAAAATAATTCAACAACTAAAAATTGTGGAGTAATCTTTACAAATTGACCTTTGAAATAATATACACCATCTTGAACACTAGCAACATATGAAGAACCATACGCATTCGTATCTCTCAATTGTGCATAGATATTTTGACCATAAATCTTTAATTCGTCATTTTCAACAAACCGATCACCACTAAGATACTTAATAACTAAAATAGGATTTGTACCTAAACTATCAACATCAACAGCAACAACTTTAGCACGTGCTAATTTTGTAGAATTATAAGATACAATTGTTTTACCTAGATAATCAGATGGAACAATATCTTCATTATTATATTGTGCATCTAGGATAATATAATTTGCAGCAGTATCTAGAGATACTTTTCCACCAATAATTGGACTGCCACTTTTGAATATATGATTACCAAATTTTTCTATTTGACTTGATAGAATTGTTTGTAACTGAGTAAGTTCTCTTGCCTGAACTGAATATCCAGGACGAAAAAGAACTCGCATAAAATTCTTATCTTCATTGAAATCATCGTAATATGGATCGTAATTGAATAGGGTAGTCATTTATTCCTCGTTAGAAACTCAGTATAAAACGGATTCGTTCGGTTTGTGCGTCATCTCTAGTTATTGGTGTTTTACTGGTTATGTATAATATCTTTCCTGAATACAAATCAAGTGTTGGATTCTGTATTGCATTTACAACACGAATTGCACCAGTTTCACGACCTTTAACTGCAATGTTTTGTTGTAAAGTACCACGAACATTATTTACATAAAGATGATTTTCTACAGTATCAAAGGATATAACTTCTGCAGTAAATGTTGCAGTTTCATATGTTGTTCCTTGAAATACTACTTCATCCGCACCAAAATCACCTACACCAGGTGATGTTGTTATTCTTGTATATAATGTATATGCTGTTCCAGTAGCAGGATTTGTTGTATTGTATAAATTTGGATTGTGCAATAAAACTACTTGCCTAAAATCATTATCTGTTGGTAATATACCAGATTCATCTTGGTCAAATTCAACATTAAACATTAAATTAGATGCTGATAATTCATATACTGGATCATATCCATGCCCATCATGTGGCGCAATAGAAACTGTAGCAGTAGCATTATTACCAACACCACCGGCAACATCAGTAAATGTTAAATCTGCATATGTGTATTGGGAACCTCTATTTTGAATAATAACATCAACAACATGTCCACCTGTTACATTTGCTTTTAATACTGCAGAAGTACCATCACCATCTATTGTTATGATGTTTTGTAATGCACCATTAGTATAATTATTGCCGGAATTTGTTATTGTAACAATATCAATACCACCTTCAACTGCTGCGGCCGTAACAAACTTATTATTAACTACTGGCATCCAATCTTCAGTTAAAAATCTTTGTTTTTGTACCGATGAAACAGTATACAAATATTTCCACTTATATCCATCTGCAGTTAAAACATATGGTTCTTCTAATGAAGTTGTAGATAATGATAATGATGGTTCTGATGTAGAGTTTGCACTTGCGTTATTTGCTAAACATTTAAATACTTGATCTTTACTATTCAATACATAAAAATTAGTATTTGCTTCGTATGTATTATATTTTGTATTTGCAGTCCAATTATTTCTATCTACGACCAAAGATGCATTAGTATATGATAATTGTTTTGCCAATATACCATATCTGTAATAATCATTAATTATTGCATCGGTTTCTGTAGGTGTAACTGGAACTTCAGTACCAGCATTCCAAGGTAATTGTTTACCTATAAATGCATACATGTATGATCTTCTTGATGTAGGAAGATATGAATTTGCCGTTAAATCCAATAGATTATATAACTGTTTGGCAAGTAATACTTTGAAATTTTTTGTTATGAGTGATGACATAATTGTATTTATTTAACTTTTAAGACGTTTGTGACAATATTTTTAGTATTTGAAGTAAATGCTGTATCTACTTTAATGGTATTAGCATTTACAAAAGTAACAGTTTTAGTCTCATCAAAATAGAGATTAATAGTTACATTATTTGCAGTAACACCAAGAGTATTTTGAGTAATTAGATATTTGCTATTTGATACACTTAATACGGTTTCTGTATTGCCAGTTGATAAGTAAATAATATCACCATCAAGAATATCATTAATAAAGTTACACGTATTACCAAATACTGTATTAGAACCAAGAGAAATATTAACTGTATTTGCAACATTACGGTATACACCAGTAAAGATTACAACATCACCAACATTGACATAATTCATTAAATTGGCAGTTGTATTTGTAGTTGCATTAGCACCATAAACAATATTAAACTTAGTTGGTAAAGTTGTTACAGTAATACTTTGATTAATGTCATTTGCAGAAACATTTTCTTGATTGTTGTCAATTCTTGTAACAAATGTTTTTGTACCTAATGGATGAACAATATCATTTAATGGTTTCTTAAATTTATTGTAATCTGTTTGTGAATTAATAACATATGAGAAATCATGGAATTTATTTCCATCTTGTAAAAACTTATCTTCACTTATATGTCCATCAGTATTCAAATAGATACCAGGATATCTGATCAATCCATTTTCAAAGTTTGCAGTTGCCTTAGCACGACCATCACCATATACCGTTGTGCTACCCAAAACAACATTACCTGATACTATACCATCATCAGAATAAATTGTTTTACTTGCATCAAATGTTCCTTTATAATTAAATAATCTAATAAACCCTGTATCTTGTGTAAATTCGTCAACATATGCAGAAAATGTTGTTGAAGAATTTGATGTACCTTGATATACTATTGTATT